TCGTCGCTGTCAATCGTAATGTCTGCGCTGATGGTCTGACCGTTCAGACGGATTATGCTGTTGTTACCCTTGAATGGGTAACGTGTGTCACTCTCTGTCTTGGTGTACGAGTTTGCAATGCTGAACGCATCGTAGACTACCATCTCAACTACGTCATTCAGGGATGCCCCTGTCACCAGCACAACGGTTGTGCCTGTTGTAGCAGTGTAGTCTGTACCCGGCTTAAGTAACACACCATTCTGATATACGTCTAGGTACAAGCTATCTGTGTAGGTCAGTGTCTTACTGTCTGCGTCACTACCGCTGAAGCTAGTCTGACCAGCAGTTGCTTGGTAGACAAAGCGGTTGCGAACACCAAACTCTGGGGATTTACCTATGTAGGGCATTAGTCAGCTTCCTGTATTGTGTTACCTTCAGCTACCCATTTTAAGATAGCGTCATAGTGAGTATTGTCAGGGTCTTGCGGAACAGAATATGAAGTTCCATCTATTGTAGCTTTAATAGACACATAGGTGTTACCACCATTGTCTGTTTCTACATATTGTGCGCTGGTAACTTTCATTATTACAACTCCGCTACAAATTCAAGAAAGGCAGAAGTATCATTATTAGCCATTAACAATGCACCATATCCTACTGTTAAACTAGAGGAAGGATGAGTAGTTGTGAGTGCAGTCCCGTGTGTGGATGGATTATTAACAGTCGCATCAGCAGAAAATCCGGGAGAATTTACACCACTATACATTGCAAAAGTGCTATTTGCTGACTGTCCTATTGACGGTGCTGCTCTCATTTCTACTGGAAAATTTATATGTATTCTGGAAGAAGATGTTGTTGCATTAAAACCTGCGCCAAAAAAAGTATACGCACTATCTGCTTTTTTTCTTATGTAGTATCTTTGGCATCTACGCAACTCATCCGCAAATGACCTATGTTCAAAGTTTGATGCGCTGTCACCTACTTCAAGCTGTACGCCTGTTACTTGCCAAGTTGCCCCTGCTGTTGTTATTAGAGCGTCTGAACCACTGCTGTCTACAAGGTTTGTGGTTGTATAAGCTGTCCAAGTGGTAGCACTCCCTCCATCAAAATCAGACCCTGCACCAAAAGTCCAATAAACATTTAAACCCCCACCGTTGTCATTATCAATAACACCAGTTGTATCCGCTGGGAAAGTAATAGTTTTTCTTTCCCATGTATTTGCTGAACTAATAGTGTAAGTTTTGTTTATTACTCTGTTATCATCTGCTTGATAAAGCGTAGTTCCAAATGTACCAGTAAGAGATGACTTTACATAAAAAGATAAGGTTATACTCTCTGCTGAAGACGTGCCATATCCTAATTGCTGTAGGTTTTGCCCTTCAATAGATTGATAAAGAACATAATACTCATCTGCAGCAATAGCACTTTCAGCAGTGCCTGTTGTTATTTTAAGTGAATTTGAAAATCCATTGGGAGAATCACTTACTTGGGCAACAGTACAATCATATTCATCTGCATAACCACCGCCTCTCATAGCAAAATTAAATCTATCTAAGTTGTACGCAGCAATCGTGCCATCATGTGCATAGCTAAAGCTAGTACCCCTTTGAGAAATCTGCATTGCACCATTAATAATCAGGTTACGAACACCTGACGTAAAACTCAATCCCTGATTACGAACTTTAGTTAATGGCATCTACCTACTCCAAATAGAGGAAGCCCCACGCATTATGCGTAAGGGCTATCACCAAGCACACTTGTATCCCAAGCTGCCTTTAGCTTTGCGATTGTATCTGCGTTAGTAATTGCAGATGCTGCTGGGGCATCACGAAGGGCTTTCTTCTTATTTACAGAAGCAGTCTTTGCATCTGCATCATCAGCTTCAAGTGCCTTCATATACACTACGTCTTCTGCTTCAAGCAGAGGCGCACGAACTTCACGGATTTTGTCCTTGAAGATTACTTTGGCTGCGTCCATATCTTCTGATATGACTTTGCCACTCAATGACCATGCACCACGAAAGTGACGGTCAGAAGGAACGGTAGCCGTAGAAGCATCAATCTGATTCCCGTCCTTATCTACGATGTATGTTGTTGCCATTAGGTTTCTCCTCTTAGGCTGCTAAATCAGTGACGGTTAGTTCTTCAGTTATCTTCCAAGCATTGCGCCACTCTCTAGTGCTTGGTAACTGTTCTTTGCGGCAAATAACCATTTTTGGTTTGTTGCCTGTATTCCATTCCCGCCAAACGTGCTGGGGGCAGTCTTTCATAATTAAGTACTCAATCGCCTGTTCTTCTGTCATGGCTTCCATTGGTTCTGTGTTGTGCAATAGATAGCCACGAGTATGTTTCTTGAAGTCTGGCTGTGCTTCGTCTTTGGCAAGTTCCCAGTATACCCAGACCGGGGGTAGGATACCACCTTGCAATGCACAAGCCATCCAGTTAGGGTCTGGTACAAGTATCTTAGCACACTCGTCAATGTTGTCTTCATATACCACACGGTACTCTGACTGATAGCCCTCTAGGTTTTCTTTTGCCCAGCACAGTCTATCCCATAAGTGTGTGCCTTGAAATTCAGGTGTGTCCATTATGCGAGGTCTCCATGTACTGTAGTAATCATCAATGATGTATCTGTTATGCTACCTGATTCATAATGCCTTGCATGTCCTTTTGCGGTAGTGTTATTTGACCCCCCTGCTGTTCTATTAAAGCCATCGTTAGAAGTGTTGGCGTCCGAATTAACATGGATTGCAAAATTTCCATTATTCATACTGTTAGTAAAATTAGTTTCATATTCACCTGTTCCCTCGTCTGATAAACTTGCTACATTAAAACTGTCACTTAGTGCAATAGTACCAGTTCCAGTAAAATTAGCCCAAGACTTCGCACTACCATTTACAACAAACTGCGTATCAAGCGACCCTGCGGTGCTATGTTCCAGCGTATCTGCTACAATCTTTCCAGCCATTATGCAAGGTCTCCCATAACTATACCCCTATTATCAGTTCCATCTTGTTGGGTAGTAGTAGAACCTGATTGATACCAGCCATCCATGTCAACTGCGGATGTAGTTGTTGTATGAAAAGTCATTGACCTTAATGTGTTACCATCATTACCATTTGCATAATTACCTCCAACTGCGTAATGAGAACCACTCATATTGTTGGTGTAATTAATTCCGTACTGGGCTGTTCCATCGTCATCTAGTGAACTAACATTAAACGAATCGTCTATTGCTGCTGTTGAAGTTCCATCAAAATGAAACCAAACCTTACCCAACCCCTGCTGCAAGTTAGTTGTCGTGCTATTACCTTCACCTGTTACAGCAATAGAACCAGCAGTGCTTGTACCAGTAAGCGTGTTTACAAGAATGGTACTCATGCTAAAACCCCATGCGTTACTATACAGTTTTCTGCCCTATCAATGGCAGCAGGAACATCAGTGTCAACAGTTACATTTACGGAAGTTGTAGCTATTGAATCTGCATTACCTAAATTTATAAAACTACGTCTGTTACTTATGCCAGAAACAACTCCCCGTGCTGAAAAGGCATTGGTAAAATTAGTTGTAAAATCACCTGTTGAATTGTCAGATAAACTAGATTGATTTAGTGAATTTTCTGTAGCTTGTGCAACTGCATCATATAAACATAATGCTTTTGCAGCATTTTGCTTAGTCAGCGTAGCCACACCGCCACTGGTGTTTTGTATTGTATCTGCTTTCAACGTACTCATAGCGTCACCAATGTACCACCAGATTCAACGGTGAGTGTTACACCGCTGGCTACTGTAAGTGGCCCTGTTACGTTAGCGTTTTCTGTTGCCAGAATGGTTGTGTTGGAACTTAGTGTCTGTGCGTTAGTGCGGAACATACCACTTGCCTTGAACGTACCTTTGTTCTCTGCAGCAGGTGTTACAGACGCTGCAGACACACCCATGTAAATTACAAAAATGTTACCTGTTCCGCTTGATGGTGCTGCAGTAAAGGTGAGTGTTGTACCGTCTGGCACAGTGAACGCATCAACACTTTCCTGTACGACACCATCTACAGATACAATGATATCTTCCTGAGTTACTGTCTGGTTTAGAGTAAACGTAGTTGTAGACCCGTCACCATTAAACTCTTGGGTGGCAGGTCTAGCCTGAAAACTTGCAGTGATAGGATTACCAATAAGAGGCATGGGCTATTCCTTATGTACTAATTGAGTCAACAACAGAGACCCAAACATCTGCGCTGCTTGCGGTATCGGACTGTACCTTTAGTACGTCACTAGATTGCATTACAATCTTTGCACCGCCATCAAGTAATTGTAGTGCCGAACCTGCAGGAATCGGTGCTGTCTTTACGATGTAATAGTCGTTTGACCCATCGTTGATAAAGACATCTACATTAATTTGGCTGGTGGTTGTATTAGCAACATTGATACCAACAAGAGCATCATCAGAATTTGCAGTACGTAGCGTGGAAGCTGACGTGCCTACATTCCGTGCAATGTTTCTTTCAAAATCCTGTGCCATGATTTCTCCTGAATACGAGTTACTTAATTATACCATATTTATATTTGTTTGTCAAGAACTAAAGTGCAATCGCCATAGCCACTGCAAAACCTGCTGTAGCACCTGTTGATGGAAGGTTAGTAAGCTGTGAGCCATCAACTGCTGGCAGTCTAGCTGACCCATCCAGAACAACTACATTACTTGCTGATGTGCCTGTGTTTGCAACGGCTGCTGTACCCAGACCAAGTGATGTACGTGCAGTAGCACCTGTTTCTAAAACAAAGTTAGAACCATCACCTACAATAAATCCACCGTCAGTAACAGCTAGTCCAGCTACATCTGCAAGCTGTGCATCATATGCTTGTACGTCACTGCCAATAGCTACGCCTAGATTTGTACGTGCCGCAGAAGCAGTGCTTGCTCCTGTACCACCTGCAGCCACAGGCAAGTCACCTGATGATGTAACACCCGACAGGTCAATGGTAGGTGTAGTTAGTGTTTTGTTAGTTAATGTCTGTGTAGCTGTTGTACCTACAATCTCCTGATTACCACCAGCAGGTAAAGTCAGTGTGTTTGTTACACCAGCAGAGTGAGGTTGCGCTTGCAGTGTCTGTGCATGTGCGTTACTAGACTCACAATAAAAATTTACTTTTGCTACACTGCCTGTGCCTGTACGTATATCAATCAAACCATCAGATATAGACACACCGCCTGATGAACCATTACCATCAAGGTTTACTACACCAGAACCGTTTGGCAAGATGTCAATATTACCATTAGATGTTGATACAATATCCTGCCCATTAACATCTAAGTCTCCACCAAGCTGCGGAGATGTATCTGCAACTACATCTGTAATACCACCAAGACCAGAAGATAAGTTAGCAAGTGATAATTTTTTAAGCGCACTAGCACTAGCATCGTGAATTAAAACTGTATCATTGGTTGTGTCTAGTCCTGAAGTAATAGCGGTCTGACCACTAATTACATTAGCATTAACCATTGCTGTTTCAACAGCATCGTTAGCAATTGTAACTGCACCAGCACTGCTAATAGTAACATCACCAGACACAGCAACTGGGTTAAAGTTTGTGCCATCAGCTACCATGATATGACCAGAGGTATTCGTAGCCATAGTGATGTCATCACCTGTTACAGTTAGGTCTCCTGTAACTACAACATCACCACTAAAAGTAGCTTTACCTGCAAGAGCCATATCAATGTCAAGTGCAGTAATAGCAGATGAACCATCTGTGCCTTTGATAGCAAAGTTCTTATCTGCTGTGCTTACAGTAAGTTCTACATCGGATGAGTTGTTTGCAATGTCAAGAATTGACGTGCCGTCATCTTTAAATATAATATTTGCACCACCTGCGTCAAGAATAATATCAGCAGTTGCATCTAGGGTAATATCTGCACCTGAATCAATCTCTGCAATAATAGGTGTAGTAAGAGTTTTGTTGGTAAGTGTTTGTGAACCTGTAAGAGTAGTAACAGTGCTATCAATAGCAAATGTAACAGCGTTACCAGAACCGCTAGTGTCAATACCTGTACCACCAGTAAAGGTAAGTGTTTCACTATCAAGGTCAATAGATAATGCACCGCCACTGTCTGCTTGGAAATCTAAGTCCTCTGCAGTTAGCTGTGCATCTACATACGCTTTAATAGATTGCTGTGTAGCAATAGCTGTGTTACTATCAGAAGACATAGAGTCTTCATCAAGAATAGCAGTTACAGTAGCACCACTTGCAAGAGCAAGGCTAGTGTTAGCGGTAATTGTTGTACCTGTAATAGCAGCAGCAGTGCTACCACCAATTACAACATTATCTGCAGTGCCACCGTTAATGTCAGCAGTATCGGCTACCAGACTATCAATATTAGCAGTGCCGTCTAAATGTAAATCTTTAAACTCAAGACTACTTGTACCAAGGTCAATATCATTATCAGTTACGGGTACGATAGCACCGTCTTGAAATCTAACTTGCTCAGTGGTAGAACCAGATACATCAACAAAGACACCAATGCGATTATTGGTATCATCAACTACAACTTTGTTAATAGGCGTAGCAACACCGGGGTCTCCAATTAAACCAATAACTGGACCTTCAGCCGCAGTGCCATCATGTTTATGACCTGAAGTGTTTGCAAAAGCATTTACAAGTTGATTAAACTCATCATTACTGTCGGCAGCATTAATAATATC